TTTCTAAGTTAGATGCCCCGTAAGGCACAACCATGTCCTCGGCAGGTATGTATAGAGCTACCTGACGGTCTAAATTAGGGTCGAAATACACCTTTTTAAAGGCTGAACCGGCTAATCCTAAGCTATAGAGCATACGCTCGTGCTCGGGGCGGTACTCTGACATCACGTCCGTCAGCTCGTAGTTCATGTCTGTTTGAACACGCAAGGCTGCGTCTTCTTTCTGGCGAGTAATCTCACCCAGAATCTTAGTCTTAACAGGGCCACCTGCTGGAAACGTCTCGCTCATGGCCTCAGCTTGGAAGCGGATGGCCGCTTCTGCTAGAACTGTACTGTACACACCGCAAGCATCAGGCCAAGGTTCGGTACGGCTCTCATAGTTAAACCCCAGTACTTGCATACCTTTGACGTAAGTATCTGTCCACTCTCTACGGCTTTGCGTATCTGCTTCTACTTCAGCAACTAGCTCTGAAGACAGTTCAGTAAGTTGGCCGTCCTCCATGTAGTCAGCTAGGTTAGCGTCGAACGGTGCACTGTCGATGTCATCAACTACAGTTTCAGAGACAAGTGTTATCTCAACACCACCATCTTCCAACATGTTTATTTCAGGCGCGTCAATTTCTATCTCAAGGACATCGTCAATACCTACTTCGCCTAAATTGCCTAGAGTACCTTCCCCTTCGGGCATATTGTATAAACCGCGCTCAATTGCCATTAGTCTTCCTCTGCTAATTCCTCTTGGCCCCATTTTTGTAGCGGGCACCAAGAGTCCAGTAACCAAACTTTAGCGGGCATAAAACACCCACACTCTTTACATAGTTGTACCCGTTTAATAAGCCGTGGGCATTCCGAACAGATAGACAAACGCTTAGCTACTATAGCCTGCCGTCCTGAAAGTTCCCCGTCCTCAACTTCAACCACTAGTAAAATCCCCCTTTCCTACGCCTTGAGTTTAGTTGCTCCTCAGCTTGGTCAGACGGTAATCTTACAAAGCCCCCACGCCGGAAGCGCATTAAAGCCATAGAAGTAGAATCCACGTAGTCATCATGCTCTCCCGCTGGAAAACTGGCAACCTCGTCAACCACTTCCTCTGCCCAACTAGTATTGGGCCTCCACACCATACCAGAAGCAAATAAGTCTGATACTGCATTTAATCTAGCTATCTTGTCATTACCCTTTGTAGGAGTAAACTCCTGCACCGGTATTCCCATCGCACGCATCTCATATATCAACGGCGCACCCGATGCTTTCTTCTCAATAATTATAGAGTCCGGTTGCCACTCATCGTATTCTTCAATAGCAACTTTCTTTAACCTAGGGAACTCCATCCGCTCTCTGTAAGCATTTAACAGAATGATGTTTGCCTGAGTAACTCCTGAATCATCCGGGTGGTAAAATACTCCCCAAGTGGTAAGCGCCGAGTAGTCTGCGCGTTGCGTTTTCTCAAACGCCGTGTCCCATGACATCAATACAAAATCACAGGCAGGGGGCTCTTTTTCTTCCCACACCTTCCACCACTCACGTTTAACAATAGCCGAAGCCTCTGCCGTGGGATTCTGCTGGTACTGCGCCATCCACTTACTACTAGGCAGTTCTTCTTTTAGGGCTGCTAGTTCTTCAGGGGGCCAAAACTCAGGCCACAAGGGCTTGCCTGATGGCATAATTGCAGGAAACTCAATAACTTCCCACTCTTCCCCGCCCCGTTGTGCAGCTGACTTTAACACTTGAGCAGTCAAATCCCGCTGCGACCACCGCGTCATTACAATAACTATGGCCCCACCTGGCTGTAGTCTCTGCCGTGGACCTGACGTATACCACTCGTAAGTCTTGTCGTATATCTCTGGACTAGTTTCCGCCAGAGCTGCCTCTTGTTCTGAGTGCGGGTCATCAATAATGAGCAAGTCCGCGCCCTTACCCGTTACCGCCCCGCCCACACCAATAGCGAAGTAGTCCCCGCCCTTACTGGTGTTCCACCGCCCCGCTGCCTTTGAGTCACTTTGTAACCCCAGCCCAGGAAACACCTTAGTGTATATGTCCTTGTCCACAAGGTTACGAACCTTACGACCAAACCCCACCGCCAGCTCTGCGGTGTGCGATGTCTGAATTACCTTCTTATGCGGATATTTACCCAGAAACCATGCAGGCAATAAGTAAGAAGCAAACTCAGACTTAGTATGACGAGGAGGCATATTAATAATAAGCCTCTTACAAGTACCATTAGCCACCCGCTCAAACGCCGAAGCCATTCTACCATGATGCCTCCCTGCTATGAATGTAGGCCACACCTCCTCTACAAAAGGCATAAATCTTTCTTGCAACAAATCTCGTTTCTTAAGTTCTTCTAAGTGATCCAGTTCCGCCAGCAGTATCTCTTGCTCTGCCTGGGACAACATCGGCAAAATACTCGGTATGTCCCGTAAATTTATTTCCCCTAGGGCATTATGGCTCGGCATCTGCAACTGCCTCCTCAGTGAATACACCCAACTCCTCGTCCAAATCCGCATTCAAAGGAGCAACATCTACCAAATTAGCATTAAGCAACCGCTTAACCCGTTCCTTTATCGCTTCTTCCAAATCAGCAGGGTTCTGGTACTTAATAGTTAACTCACTGCGCTCAGTAAATATCCCAATATCACTGTGCTTGCCCAATAACTCTAGCGCCTTAAGCTCATACCGCGTGTCACCACAGTCAGCAATTTCCATAAGCTTATTAGTTATAGCTCCACGAGCCTGAGCCGCATCAAATGCCAGTTGTTGGCCGTAAGTGCGTAGGAACGAAGCTGCCGCATACGCGGTAGTGGGGGATTTTAAGTTGGAAACCTTGCGATTCTTGGTGACAGCGTTCAATAAAGCCTTCTCGTGAGCCTCATCTTTAGCCGTCAACTCTAACGTAGCGCCCAAAGCAACTTGGACTTCCGCCGTGTTCCCCGCAACAGTCAATTCGTCCAACAGCGTAGTCGGCGTTTCGTCCGTCAAATCATAGGGGATAGGGTGTTCTTTGCTGGGTGTTACTAAAGCCATTCGCGCAAGTACCTAAGAGTACTGGTTTTGCGGAGTTTAGGTCATCACCCTTTAAAGTGCAAGTAAGATGGGTGGGGGGTGGGCATAAGAAAGTTTTTGTCGCAAGCAACTTACCAGGCAAAACTTTCTTTCCAGGCCGAATAGGGATCGAAATAGGGGGTTTCAGTCCCTAGTGTTGCAGAAATCAAAAAAGTGTTGCAGAAATCAAATAGGGGGTTTCAGTCCCTTGACAAGGGGGTGTTCCACGTGAAACAGGGGGGTGGGGTGCAAACCAGATAGGCACAGGAAATAGGGGGTGGGGGTAAGTTATTGATTTAATTAGGTTTATTTGGTGCGTTTTTTAAAATTAAGTACCTAATGTGCGGATTAGTAAGTAGAGGGGTCCTGGTTCTTTTTTGCTCTATCCGGTGGGTACCCAGTGGGTGGGGTCTATTGGTGCCACGTTGTAGGTTTTTGGGGCTCTATAGCGTGATAGCTTCGGATCTTGCGTGATTGCTACGTGATTAGGTAGCTATTCGGGTATTGATTCGACGCAGTAACATAGTTCACCGCGTATACATGGGGCTGCCGGTGCTTAGTTTATTACTTAGGCGGGCCCCATTGCCTGCGTTGTAAGCTTTAGTTTGCTTTGTTTACAGCCAATTAGCTTACAACGTAGACAGTGTGCGGGCTGTAACATTGTAACAATGTTAGCTTTGTTTTCAGGTGTATCTGGCTATCAGAGAGCAAGGGAGCCCTCGGCTCTATGCAAGCATAAACTCTCTACGTAGACATAAAAATACTATATTAATATAACAATCTAACAGTCCACCCGTTTTCTGCCTGTGATGCGCATGGTTGCTGCAATCCTTCTGTAATAAATCCCTGTCCAGAAAGTTTACCTGTAAACTTATATTATTACGATTATAGTTTGACAGTGTGGCACAATCAGCGGACAATTAGAAAGTGACACAAAGTAATCAATCAAGGGGAATAAAAATGCAATTCACAATAATATCTAAAGCAGGGCAAATTTCAGAAATGTTAGAGCTAGATGATTTTAACGAGATTGTTTCAAATTCGGCAGATAAAAATAGAACCAGTTTTGACTCTTTCGCCTTTAGTAAAAAGGCTGAGGTGTGGGCCAGCCTATCTAAAGATGATGCTATCAAATTTAGAGAGCATTTGAGCAATTCAGGTATCAGTTCTTCAAAACTCTAATCACGCCCTTCGGGGCATAAGGGGAAGCAAAATGAACACTAAAACGTACAAAATAGGGCCCAAATTTAATGGCATAGAGTTATACAACGGGCCGTCTATGTTAGACGGTTCGCCAATAATTGCTGTTTTAATACTTAAAAGTATGAATTCTAAAACAGGGGACATGATGCAATTGCATATTATACGGGCCGACATGGCCCCATTGATGGCAAGCAAAAAGAAATTAGACGCGGCGATCTGTGGCAATTGTCCACACAAGCATAGCGACGGTGGTGCGTGTTACGTAAACGTCGGGCAAGGGCCGACGGTAGTCTACAAGACTTGGAAGGCGGGGAAGTATCCGGTTTATACAAGCGAACACGATACGCGCATATCATCGCGCAAAGTAAGACTAGGCGCGTACGGCGATCCTGCCGCAATACCTTATGCAATACTCAAACATCTCACCGACACCGCTCTAGGGTTTACTGGATACACTCATCAATTGAAACATAAAAACTTTGATCCGAGAATCTTGGAATTCTGTCAAATTTCTACCGATACCGAGAAGCAAACACTACAAGCGCATAAGAATAAACGTGGCACGTTCCGCGTGGTTACAGATAAAACGCACGCACTGCCATTCGAGCGGGAATGCTTGGCAGATAGCAAGGGTTTAGAATGCCGCGATTGTATGAAATGCGATGGCACAAGCAATATATTTATCTTGGTGCATGGTAGCAGGAAGTCTAATTTCTTAAACAATAACATCATAGCAAGGGGTTAATATGAAAAACCAAAACTGTATAGAGTGCAATCTCGATACCTCATTTGGTCACGGACTTTTTATCAATCGAATTCCCGCCGACAATGGAGAAAAGGCTGGATATCTTTGTCCTGATTGTCAGTCTATGGAATGCGACACTTGCAACGAGCCTGCCCTTAATTGGTCGACTGATAAAAATGGCAACATCATATGTGATGATTGCGCCGACAGTGTACAAGTCTTAATGCACGGCAGCCCGATACTATGAGGGATTCAAACTGGCACGCGGAAACCCAGGAGCAGTACCGAGGCTATACGATAGCGGAATTGCAGTATGTGCGTGAGGATGCAAGGGCCGCTGCCCAAGCTGTAATAAGTGGGAGCCCGCGACAAAACGACTATTTAGACATGGCGATCTATGCTTCGCAAGAATTGAAGCGCCGAGAAAACTTAACTTAAGGGGATAACGATGGAAACTAGAACGTGGGGAATATTGGAAAATAACCCAGGGAAGCTGATGCGTTACGACGAGGCTATTGATTTGGCTTTTAAGCTCTCGAATTCTGATGACGATAACTGGAGCTACACGGCGGAAATTAACGCTACAACTGGGATGGCGCGGGTCGCTGTCTTTGATGAAACACAAAATAAACTGGGATATCTATAAAATGACACTCCAAGAAATCAAACGGATGCAAGCAGCGCGTAGGCAGCAGATAAGAACGCCGCGTGATGCCCTTCGCAAGATGCACAACACCCATGACCCGCACGACATGCACTCGTGGGCAAACAATAAGCCGTGGTGGCTCTTGCCACTGCAAGTACTGGGTGCAATGGCTATAGGTATTGGGCTAACACTATGCCTTTACTACGCGACATTAATTTTATTCTTACTATAAGGGGCAACGGCAATGAGTACACACGACGAACTAATGCAACTACGCATTCAGCGGATGCGCGAACTGGGGGAACGACCGATGGCTAGGTATCAGCTAATCTACAACGGCAATCCGGCCCATCCTTTGTGCGATACCAGAGACGAGGCCGAAGGCTTTAAGCAAAAGGCAGCAGCGCAATGGCCGGAGATCACGGTGGAAATAAAGCAAATAGAGGAGTATGGCAAATGACAATAACAGAGCATATGGAAGAAATTAGAATTCTATCGGGCCATGTTAGTAACTACGTGGAAGTGATTGACGATTATTTTCCAGGTGGGTGGGCCTCTCTAACTATTCGAGAGGATGGCGAGGTTGGCATTGTTACCGATGCGGGCTATGACACGGCAAAGCTAGAAGATTTACCAGAAAGAATCCAACATAAATTTACGCAGAAATAGGGGAGTACGTAGTGACTACTAAGAAATCTAGGGGGGCGGCTTCAAAACCTGCCCTTGTACACATTAGTTTGCGGGTGTCTGCGGAGACACTTGCGTACTTTAAACAATTTGCTTCGTACACTAATGCGATGCGGGAAGTGTTGGAAGCTGAGATGCTCATAAGCGATGACGATTGCACGCCTAAACCTGTTGAGGGTATTGGCGAAGCTATTGCCACTCAATATGGCAAAGTTTTAACGGGGGGATAATTGGATTGGACAAAGTCCAAAGCTATGATATGCTCGATGGATGGCTATGACTCCCGAAAAGAAAGTTAAGAATAAAGTAGTACAAATCCTAAAGCAATACGGGGCTTACTACTTTTTCCCCGCCACATATGGCTACGGTAGGAGCGGAGTACCTGATGTAATCTGCTGTTATCGTGGTCATTTTATTGGTATTGAATGCAAGGCAGGCAGCAATGTCCCCACCGCTATACAAGAGCGAGAGCTACATTCTATTGAAGTAGCAGGGGGTACAGCCCTAGTCATCCACGATACTAATTTACTTGCCCTCACAGAAACATTAGACCTTTTGCGGACAACTCTTTAAATGCAGCTACTTACTCTAGATTTTGAGACTTACTACGCTACTGACTACGGACTAGGCGGGCGTAGGTGTACCACTGAGGAGTATGTGCGGCACGATAGGTTTGAGGTAGTGGGTGTAAGCGTCAAGGTAGACGATGGCAGGACTGAGTGGTTCTCAGGGACTATGGCGAACACTAAGAAGTTCTTGCACACGTTTGACTGGGATAACTCTCTGGCTATTGCTCACAACGCCATGTTTGATATGGCTATTTTGAACTGGCACTTTGATATAAAGCCGAAGCGGATAGCAGATACTCTCTCGATGTCCAGGGCTATCCATACCATAGAGGTGGGCGGCAGCTTAGATGCCCTCGTAACTTACTATGGGCTTGGCACTAAGGGCAAAGAAGTACTTGATGCCATCAATAAAAACAGATTAGATTTTACTCCCGAAGACTTGGCAGCCTATGGCTCCTACTGCGTCAATGACACCGAATTAACCTACAAACTATTTCTAGTACTAGCCAAAGATTTCCCTGTAGACGAGCTAAAGCTTATCGATTTGACCCTGCG